CAACTACAAACAGCCTACACAGGCTAAGAAAGGTAAGAAAATGGCAACAACTATTTTAAGTGGTCGTCAACTAATTCTAAGTGTTAACGGCGTTAACTACTCAGAACAAATTACATCATCTGCTATTAACTTTGATACAGAAAGATTGACTTTTGACACCCTTGCAGGCAAAGCATACAAATACATAGACTCAAACGTTACACTTGACGTTGAGTTCTTGAACGATGCAGGCGCATCACCAAACAGCTTGTACAAAGTGTTATGGGACGGCACAGAGTCTGCCCCAGATACTACAATTGCTTTTATTATGACATTAAGAACCGGTGTAACTTTAACTGGTTTTGTATTGCCACAATACCCAAGCATCACAGGTTCAGGTGCAGACGTACAAACTTGTTCAGTATCATTACAAGTTGTAGGTATACCAACCGAAGACCTAACAGCGTAACAACAACAAACAGAACAGGGGCACACAAATGCTTAAACTAAAATTATCGTGGGAACTAGATACAGGAGAACAATTTGAAGAATGGACTATTCCATTTGAACTTGCTCTTGCTGAAAAAGAAATCTACAACGGCAAACCAATTACAACAGCTCTTAGAGACGCTGAAAGTCCAAGCAATAATCTTCTTTTATTCTTGGCGCACAAAATGCAAAAAAGAATTACACAAAAACCAGTCCCTATTTTTGATGTCTGGGCTACTAAAGTTATCGACATTCAATTTAAGGACCTCGACCACCCAAAAGTTACAGGGCAGGCTCAATAGGCTGGATAGCAGTCCAGTTAGCCGTTCAAACTGGAATACCTGCCCGAACTTGGTTATTAGAAGACCCAGAAATTTTTACTACAGCTGTAGAAATTTTAGTGGAACGAAATAATGGCTAAAGCATTAAGACTTGTTCCAGTAGATAAAGAGTATCGGGCTTTACTTCGCACATTTAGTAAAATGGACGATATAGCAAAAAATGATATGAAAGATATTGCTAAACAATTAGCCGAACGTGGTGCTAATTACGCTAAAGGTGCAGCGAACAACGCACCATATAATGTTAAACAAGCTAGAGCCGTTGCTGAATCTATTAGAATATCTAAGTCAGACAAAGCACCAAGTTTTAGTATTGGTGGTAGGCAAAAAGTTGGGGCTAGTGCTTTTAGTGCTGGCTATGTCATAATGGGTAATGAATTCGGGTCAAAGCAATACAAACAGTTCCCTAGACGCTCTGGTAAGGGTGGTAAAGAGGGTTGGTGGTTGTATCGTGCTATGTCAAGATTTCAACCTACGATTGCTCAGGAATGGTTACAAGGTTTTGAAAAAATTAAAAACGCTTGGACAGGTAGAGTTTAATGGCTGATATTAGAACACTTAAATTAGCGTTACTTGCTGACACTAAAGATTTCATTCAAGGTTTAGATAAAGCCGATAAAGAGTCTCGTTCATTCTCAGACAAACTTGGTGGGGCATTAAAAACAGGTGCTCTTGCATTTGCAGCTCTTGGCGCTGCAGCTGGCGCAGCTGCTATAACTATTGGTGTACAAGCTGTTAAAGCTGCCATCGAAGATGAAAAAGCCCAACTAAGTCTTGCTCAAACATTAAAGAACACAACCAAAGCAACTAAAGACCAAATCAAAGGCGTAGAAGATTACATAAATAAAACAGCCTTAGCTAAAGGCGTTACAGACGACCAATTACGTCCAAGCCTTGACAGACTTGTAAGGTCTACAAAAGATATAACTAAAGCACAAAAACTTCAACAATTAGCCCTTGATATATCTGCAGGTACAGGTAAAGACCTTGCAACAGTCACAGAAGCACTTGGTAAAGCCTACGATGGCAACCTGGGTGCATTAAAACGTATAGGCGTTCCTCTTGATGAAGCAATTGTTAAATCTAAAGATTTTAATAAAGCCCAAGAAGTACTAGCCAAAACTTTTGCTGGACAATCAGACATTGCAGCCAACTCATTTGCAGGCAGAATGGAACGAGTCAAGATTGCAATAGATGAAGCCAAAGAATCTATAGGCGCAGCTTTACTACCTATACTTGAAAAACTTTTAGGATTGATAACAGAAAAAGCATTGCCATTCTTAAACAAATTTGTTGAGGGTTTTCAAAACGTTACCAAATCAGTTGATGTTGATTTAGGTGGCGCACTACAATATCTTCAAAAAATCTTTACGCCAATCTTTAAGGGCATTAAAATGGCTTTTGACACCGTCTCAAGTGCAATAGACCGAAACAGAGAAAAATTACAACCCCTATTTGATTTATTCAAAGCATTAGCAGAATTTACTAGAGACATACTTATACCAATTTTAGCAATCGGATTAGGTGAAGCGTTTAAGATTATCGGTCAAATTATCGGTGGCATCATTGACATTATTGCTTTGATGGTTGACGCCATTGCAAAGTCAATTCAAACAATTCAAAACTTTATTAACAAAATACAAGAAGCAATAGACAAAGCCAACAGCATACCAGTTGTGGGTGCTTTCATTCCTGATTCTTTAACAAGAAATGCAAAACCAACAGTTATTATTAACAACAATGTTAAAGGTGCTGTAGACCCACAAGCTACAGCTAGAGCAATAACTAAAGTTACAAACACAGCAGCACAAACGACAGGACTAAAGCCATTCTTTTATGGGTTTAGGTAACCTATGACAGTTTACTCACCAACTTATCGGGTTACTATTGCAGGTGTTGTACAAACAGCAGACATACTTTCAGGTGGCACAATCACTTATGGTCGTAACGATTTCTTTGAAGCAACACAGCCAAGTTATTGCAATATAGAACTATTAAACCTTGATGGGGCAAGCCCAGTAGTTGAATTATTAGACGTTGTAATCATTGAGGTTACAAATTCAGCAGGCTCTTTTGTCAAATTGTTTACAGGTGAAGTTTCAGGTGTTTATAACAGGTTTGAGGGTGCTGGCGCTGGTGGAACACCTAACACTTTACAAATACAAGCCATAGGTGCACTTGGTTTACTTGTTAAACGTACTGCCGGTGTTGTTAGTTACCCAGAGGAATTAGACGGCGCACGCATTGAACGTATTTTGCAAGAGACTTTGTTTATTGCTTGGGAAGATTTAAGTAACACACAAACTTGGGACGATTTTACTACCGAGACTTGGGATGGTTACGGCATACAAGGCATAGACACAATTGACCCAGGTCGTTATGAAGTATTAGCTAGAACAGCTGAAATAGAACAAGCCTTTAACCTTACAGATGAAACCCAACAATCAGGCTTAGGGTACTTGTATGACACCACAGATTTTGAAATAGGTTACGCAGACGCAGAACGACGAATAACTAACTATTCAGATAACCTTATAGAACTTGACGCTAACCTGGCTAATGCTGATATACAAACTCGACTACAAACAGCTGACATTGTGAACAGCGTTGTTATCCAATATGACGACCCAGTACTTGAAGAAGCAGCCCAAAACGATACGTCAATAAATGATTATGGTTTGCTACAAGAAATTAGAAGAACAATACTAGCTCAGCAATTAGATGCCCAAGAGCAAGCCGTAAACTTTGTTAATTTTCGTGGAACACCTAGAACCTCATTAGAAGAAGTATCAGTAAACTTAGCCAATGATGCTATGACCAATACTGTGCGTGATGACTTACTAGCTGTATCTATGGACACTTTGCTGTATGTGGACAATATCCCAGTAGGGCTTATATCCTCAGGGTTTTTTGAGGGCTTTGTTGAAGGTTGGTCTTGGTCACTTGAAAGACGAAACCTTGAACTTACTATGTCTGTATCTAACTCAATCTATAGTACACTGAATATTCAGTGGGAAGATTATCCAAATTTGACCCAGTGGCAAAATCTTGACAATACAACTACGTGGCTTGACGTTATTTAAGAAAAGGATAAACTAGAACAATGGCAACTACGACCCCTAATTTTGGCTGGACTGTACCTACTTCAACTGACCTTGTTAAAGACGGCGCAACAGCAATCGAGACTCTTGGCGATGCAATTGATGCGTCTTTAAGTAGTTTAAATACTGGTGTAGCCGGTGCTTGGATTTCTTTTACACCTACATTTACTAATTTTACTATTGGTAATGGAACTGTTACTGCTGCTTACAAACAATATGGCAAATTGGTTGTTGTAAGGGGTTCTGTAATTTTGGGTTCAACTTCTTCAATGGGAACTGCAATGTTAATAAGTCACCCTATTACTGGTAAAACTGGAATGGACGCACTTACAATTCTTGGTTCTGGAATGTCTATTGATTTTGGAACGCAAACCTATCAAACACTAATGAACTACAATTCAACAACTGCAATTAAAATGTTTATATCAAATGTTGGTGGTACATATCCAACTTATGTAAATCTATCAGCAACTGTTCCTATGACTTGGACTACAAATGATGAATTTATGTGGTATTATTCTTATGAGGCTGCATAATGTTTAAAATAATTTGTAAAGAAACAGAATGTGCAAATAAAGATTTACCATATTATATGCCACAAATTGAAGATAAAATTATGTGTGGTGGTTGCAAAAAAGAATTAACAGCAAAACAAATGACAGACACAGAATACAACAAAGTATTTGATTATGACCCATTTGCTGAAATACCGATGAACAATGACATTTAACCACAAACAACTATCACTAGCTGCAATTGCTTTCCTAGCAGCTTGGCAAGCAACAGACTTCGCCCTTGATTACAGAACTGTATTAGGTGCTGTTGTAGCTGCTTTAATGGGAGCTATGAACCCTAATGCCAAAACCAAGATTAAGTAAAGCAGCTGAGCAATTACGCTCTGAAATAAACGCCAAGTATCCTAAGCGAGATAAACGCTCAGACGGCTGGATAGGCGACACAGCACACAACGCACGTAAGTCAGACCACAACCCAGATAAGAATGGGTGGGTTCGTGCTATAGATATTGAC